TCCATGTCTTCATATTGTGGGTCACCTGCCGCTGCATCTCCTGCAGTCCACCGTCTTTCAATTCACGCACACACTCTTCCCATCTCTGATAGATCGCCCACGAATCAATCTTTCGAGATTCGTTCACCATAGGAGACTCAGTCTCCGGTACCCAGCGCTGTTTATACGCGTCCTTTGGAAGGAGTCGTCTCAGTTCTTTTTGAGCGACCTGATGTACTTGTTTCTCTTGAGGTGATCCGACCTTCTTTGGCATAGGAGGGTCGTTCGGGTCTCCGCGGAACCAAGCGGAGGGGTGAAGCATGGCGGTTACGACGGACTTGTCGATATCTGATGCATCAAAACCATATTGCGGCAACGGCTGCAGCCCTACACCACCGTAGCATGATGGAATATACCACGGGGCCAAATGTTTACTAGCGTACGACAAAGGTTCAGAGTTCTTCTGAAGAAACTTCATGTGTACACGGAGCTTGCAACGCTCTGGACACTCAGAAAGAACGGCGCGATGACGGGCGCCAACAGTATCGTCCCACTAATTTCCTGCCCCTTCTCCGAACAACGCTTGAATTTGTTTCACAAGCGGTGCAAGGTCTCCGGGGCCTTCCGATCTCTTCAAACCGAATACGAGACCGAGGCGTATAAGCTTAACGCGGGAAAAGCTCGAGATACCATCATTCGAGCACGAATAATTGAAAGTGGTGGAATTCATATTAACGAACTGTTTCGAATAGTATACCTTGCCGACGGAGGGCGTTAAACCAGCCATTGTTCCGTAGGTTGACCAGGCCGCGTACCCAGCCGGTCCGACACGCAAAAGGCAATCGTCTCCATTTACCATAAGGGGGGCCTCATGTAAACTTATAGACCGATTTTGATCATGCTCAATCGCGGCTCTACAGACTGCAGCATTCACCAGACACAAGATGGGAAACGATATAATACTTCCCATCAGCTGACCCCACCGCTGTTGCTTCGCGGAGGCTTCTTTCTTGTGTCGGGACTTGGCAGTCCTATCAGTCACTATCAAGTGACCGGTCAGCACACGATGTCCAAGCTGTCGGAACGTTGTGGGCACACAGCAGACATCACACACCTCATCCCAAGCGGCTTCGGAAAGCCGTGGATCCATCTGGTTGGTTGCATCTGAGTAATCTCCCGACAACCAGGCTTCTTCTCCATGCAAGGTCCCCATTCGCTTCCTGACTGACTCTTCATCAATGGGCTTACCAGTAAGTTCAAAGATTGGCAAACTTGACAAATGTCGCCACATGAACTTCTGAAGAGGTTGTAAACAGTACATAGTCAAGGGGGGTCCTTTAGTAATAACACGAACTTTCAGTGCTTCTGCAAGCGGAACCGCTTCAGCTACTGGTAGTTCATGCATGGCCGCACGCGCAGCAGAAAAGTATGTGTGGATGAATTGATCTCTCATCCCGTTGTAACCTGAAATCTCATAGGTCTCAACGTCACGGCGAATGGATTCCTCATCGTGAACACGCTCAGCGTGCAGGGGCGGGCGTATCTTTTGCCCGAAGAAGTTGCGATCTATCAACTCACCAAGCG